TTTAATTTAATTTCTTTTGACATTATATGTCTCCTATTATCTCAATTTGAGTATCTTCTAAATTTATTTCTTACTTTATGCCACAATTGCTTTATAAAATCTTCTTCACCATAATGAGTTCTTTTAACATTACCTTGATTAAGTCCTCTTACTAAATCCAAAGCTTCATATCTACCACCCTTTACTCCATCCATCATAGTTTTAATAACTTTCTGTGAAGCTTTACCTAAGATATTAGACATTACATTTAAATCTCTATCAACTAATTGTTTTGCCTCAGATGAACTAAATGCCTTACCAAATGCGGTAAATTCATCTAATTCAATCAAATGTTGTTTAAATTTTCTATGAAAAGATTGTTCGTTAGTTGATTTTTTAGATTCATCTACTTCAATTCCATCTTTTTCAAGTAAAAATCTTTTAAATTCTCTATGACTAAAGTCACCCATTATTCACCCCTAATAATCTTATTAATCATATCTTCTGCTTTACAATATGTTCCACAAGTTCTACCTACTGGATTCTGTCTATCTACACTTTCATTCATAGGATACATAAATGCACCTTGTGTAGATGGATTAGAAACAAAATCAAATGCAATTAATTCAAAATCAGGTTGTACTTGTGTAGTTTCTATACCATCTGCTTCACTAACAGTTTCTACTGAACCCATACCACGAGATGAAATTCCAAGTTTAATTCCCGATTTAAATAATTCTTTTAATATATTACCTGCTGGTGTACCTAATACTTCAACCGTGCCAAGTAAATCATCCCCTAACCAATGCATCTCTTTAATATTATGAGAAACATTCTGTAGGTTCACCACAGACGAATCTGGGTGGTCTAATTCACCCATAGCACGACGTTCTTTAATATAGGTAGAGGAATACTTTTTAGCCTCTCTTACTAAAACTTCTCGTGGATAAACTCTACCATTTTGATTTTTAGCCTCTGCTCGTTGAAGTACTCCTTTAACAATTAATTTACCATTATTTTCTTTTAATGATTCAGTTATCTGTTCTGATTTTACTTCAAATGGTAGATAATCTACTAATAGTTCCCTGTTCATAATTATTTTATCCTCTTAGTAAGTGCCATAAATTCTCTCATAAATTTAGTTACATTTTGTTGATATGACTTTATTATTTTATTAGCCGTGTTTTTATTATCACCACTACTTAAACTTTGAGCTATCTCATACATATTTAGACGGAAATTACTTTCTGCCTTTTCTATATTCTTTACCTGCTTTTGTAATTTTTTTTTACTTGCAGGTGCCTCTGTCAAAATATCAGAAGCTTGAAGATATTCTTTTAATCCAACAGACATTAATACAATTTACCTACTTTATTAGCTAATTTAACTAATCTCTCACTAATTTTACCTAAAGCCTTGTGAGTAGTTTTCCAATAATCTCTTGAATCAACTTTTAACTCATTTTTCAGTCTAACATTATACTGAACTGTTCTTTCTAATTCTTTTAGGGAATCACGAGTTTCCCTCATTGCCAATCCAATTTTTTGCTTAGGACTTAAACTCTCATCATTTCTCCAAGCGTGGTATCTTCCTTCTCTAACAATCTCATACCCAGTCGAATTAGTTGCCACTTCTTCTTCCTTATCCTTATCTTTCTTTTTCTTAGAACTAAATGCAAATGGTGTATTATATCCTGCAATATCACCAGTTTGTGTAATTTCATTAGTGCTTAATAATTCTCTAACAAATGTTCTAATATATTCTCTTAACTTATTTTCCGCTGTCAAGGACATCTTCCAACTCCGTTATCAAATCATAATACCTCATTAAAGTTGTTAATTTTTTCTCTGTATCTTTATTTTCATTAATAGTATCTGCAAAGCTAATAGCTTCTGTTAACTTAATTTTTGTGATATCATCATCTATAGCAGGTACAAGTTTCTTCAAATAGCTTTTTATTTTACCCACTTCTACTTGTACAAATTCTTTTAATGAAGTAGCATTAGAAACATTATTAATATATTTCCTCAATACTTCTTTTTGTTCAGTTGATAACTTAGAGTACTTTTTATTAAACTTTTCTACCATTAACTCATAAGCAAGTAATCTAACATCCTTTTCCTCAGAGGTTACGGGAGATTTACTAACCTTTTTATTAGGGTTAGATGAAATTAAATTTTCAACTATCGTATAGCGTGAATCAACTTCTTCTTTTGGACTATAACTTTCCATTGAAGTTTCAATAGAAAATAGTTTCCAAATTGACGCCAATTGTTTAAAATTAGGAATTTTTGAAGTAAATAGTTTTTTTACATCATAATCTTCCTTAATTTCTTTAATTAAATTATATTTTTCTCGTCTGAGGGAGGTATTTGTAATTTGTGCCCGTTCTTTCAAGACAGCATCTACTAATCTATTTGCGCGTTCTTCAGAATTATACCGTTCTTTTGTTAAAATTTCATATAATTCTAATTCTTTTCCCAATGACGTATTTTTATTAAAATACTTTTTGACTAAATTTACAGACTTAGATTCTTTATTACTCAGTATATCTGATGTTATTTGTCGAGTCAAAACTTCAAATAACACACCAGTATTTTTAATTTTACTGTGCTTCAACTTTTTAGACATATATCACTCCAATGATAATTAGATTCATTCTATAATAAATATTAAACTTCTAAAATTTATATATATTACGATTTAGAATTTATTTCTTTATCATATTCCTCTTTTACTTCCTCAGATTCGGTTAATATCTTTACGTGAGGTTTAATTAATGTTCCTTTTAATTTATCAAGATGAGCTAAAGCTAATGATTTACCATATTTAGATGCTCCACTTCCACCTTTTCTTTTATCGTGTTTACCTAATGGATCTCTACCTCGTGCACTACCATCTTTACCATAATGGGGGCCTTCTGTAGGTCTACCTGCTCCTGGCTGTCCACCTTCTGGAGCTCCACCTTCATCCTCTAACTCATGACCAGTTCTACCCATAGCTAAATCACTTGGTGTTCCTTGTGATTCGCCTGATTTTGCTGGATCGTTTCCTTCAGATTCTATCTGTCCTCTTCTAAATTTTTGTTTAAAATCAAAAACAATACCTTCATCTTCTTTCTTAATTTCTTCATCTGTAAATCCAAATATGTTTCTATAAATCCAATCTGTAGAAACTATACCATCTTGTAACATTGAAGATGCAAGTGAAGTTTTACTCGTCCACAACTCAATTTTTTCTTGTTCATAAATTGTAGATGGATTTGTTAATCCCAAATCGAAATTAACTAAATCTGCATCTGTATATCCTTGTACATATAAATGTACAATAGCAATCTTCGTCAATTCTGAAACCACTATTCGTTGAATTCTTTCAATCGTTCTTGCAAATCTAACATCTTCTGCTGCTAAAGTTGCCTTTGAACCAACTTGTTCTTCATATCCAAGAAATGCCTTTGGAACTTTTAATGCTGCCATTAACTTGTTTCTCAAATATTCAATATCTTCTACCGCCTCATAAGTTAATCCAGGTAATGAATCTATTTGTGTTCCACTATCACCACCACGAACTGGTACAAAGAAATCCTCTGTAATATTCTGCATATTATATCGTAAATTATAATCACCAGATTCTTGTTCTACTACGGGTGCCTTTTTCATTTTATTAATAATTTGATTCATATAATTATCAACTTCAGCAGGTGGAATATTACCAATATCAATTTTGAAAACTCTCTTTTCTGGTGCTCTCATGATTCTATGAATTAACATAGCATCTTCCATAAGAGATAATTGTTTCCAAGTCTTTCTACCACCTTCAACCATAGCCTTACCATACGGTAAATAATTTGAATCACCCAATAATCTAAAATGTGCAATTTCAAAATTTTCATATTCTTGTTGTATATGTGTTAATTTTACTTGGTTTGGATCTGCAGGTTCTAACATAAATTTAACATACTCTGGATTTTCTGGATCAATTCCTTCTAATCTCACAACATCATAACTTGATAATGGAACTACATTTTTAACTCCATATTTATCATCTATTTCTAAATGTAAAAAGAAATCTCCATACTTACACATATTACGAACCCAAGACCATAAATTAAATTCTATATTCATAATATCATAAAATAAATTATGTAGTATTTGTTTAATCTGGTCATTATCACTATTGATTGTTAAAACATCACCATATTCGCTTTTCATTGTTGATTCATCTGAATATATATCCAATGCCGATGCTATAATGGAATCACTATCCATTGATTCATAATCTCTAAATAACCCTAACCGTAATGAGCGTACCATCGCCGTATCTGAATATCCAGATAACCCTTTTCCTGTTGAAAAGAGTCGTTGATATCTATCCACTAATTGTTTTTGTGGTAAATATTGTATCTTGCTCGTATCTGCTACTTTTAACCTTTTTCCACCAACGTTTCTAACAATAACGTTACCAGAAAATAATCTAAATAGTCGAGCTCTAATTGATGTGTCTGCCATACTTTCCTCTAATTAATTAACCATTCTAAAGATTCTTTATCTTTTTTATTTCCAACATCCCATTCCCAGGATTCCTTTCCAGGGTTTGTTTCTGTTATGTAAATGCCAGGATTCAATTCCATTCCTGTTAAAGCTTTCTTCTGTAATTCTATTCCCTCAGCTCTCAATCTCAATGCAGTTTCTCGTATCCATAATCCAATACCAAATGACATTACTAAGTCATCATTGTATCCTGACATTGCTTCAGCCTTACTTCCGTTATATATAAATACGAATAATTCATCAATTAACCTCTGGGAATAAACTTTAACTGCCCTTTCTCTAAAAAATTCTTCCAATTTAGAAATAACCAACGGTCTTGTTTTTGTAGACATTGTAAACCCAGGAACCATTTGTTTTTCTTGTCTATAAATTTTATTGGTCATTTGTTTTTGTGTATCTACATACTGTAAATCTTTACTCATATAAAATAAATTTTCATACTCTCTATCTATTACTTGTTGAATTGCTGCCCACCCTATTGTGGCATTTTCAATTACCAATAATGCGTTATTATATTCCTGAGATATATTTACAAGTAAGTTACCAAAATCCCTTGTAGAAATCTTACCTTTATATTCCGCTACTTGTTTACAATCTTCTATTTCCATAACATGAAATGCAGAATAATCTGTTGCATCACCTCTACTAACATCTGCACTCACCACATAATCTTTTGTATAATTTGGTTGTTCCCATATCCAAACATTACTATCTATACCTCGTCTTTCCACAGGGTCTTTTACCATAGTGGTTCTATATTCTTCTAAAATAACACCATCTACTACTGATTGTCCTGAAGTGATGAAGTCACAATCACATTCTTGTGCTGCCATTGAGGGCCCAAGTAATTTATCTTGTTCT